TCATTTCATTCTTAGACTTGCTTGTAGTAACAAATGGGTGTGTGTCTTGCCATTGGTTCTTGATCTGTTCATAGATTACATCACCTATTGAGTTTACCTCCACCATCACAGTTGCAGACCACTTCTTAATTCTCTGTATAATCTCATTGACCATTGTGGTCCACTCCTGTGCGTTGGCTCTATAGATGTCGACCACTTGGCCTTGACTGTCCATAAAGGTGGCTACGGTGAAGTCTTCTTGTTTACCTAAGTCGATCCCACAGTACACTTTACCCACGGGGGCAGGATAGAGTGGCATGAGGTTCTTCTCTAGGTTGCTGAAGACTTCACCTCCGCTGTCGATAAATTTGGCTAGATATTCTTGTTCAAATACATTAGGTGGCAGAGTCTTCTTAGCATCAGCTATCTCCTCTGCATCAATGTAAGGTGTGTCGTATGAAGTACCTGTGTAGGCTTGGTAGTTAGGGTAGTCTGGTGCCTTGGCTAACTGGAATAACTCATAGAACCATGACTTGCCTTTAGGCGTAGAGATGAATAGGACTTTCTTACCTCTAACCATAAAGACTGGTCTAATTGCTTCTTTCCATGCATCCTCTTTCATAAAGGCTGCCTCATCTAGTACACCATAGTCTACGGTTAAGCCTCTGATATTATCATACTTCTCTGCTGATCTAAAGATGATTTCACTACCGTTCTTTAAGGCTATATAGTTTTCTGAGTAATTACAGTTTTTTACTAGTCCTGACGCGCCGATTGCCTGCATCAGTTCCTTCTGTACTTTTGTGGTTTGTGAGTATACTGGACTGACCCACAAGACCTTACATGGCCCGTCGTTTATCATCCAGTACAGGGCCAGATTCATGGCCATCATGGACTTACCAAACTGACGTCCTACGCAGGCGACATGGTACTTAGCTGCGCTGCTAATAATAGTACGTACCATATCACGCTGCTTAGGATGTGGTGTAAATCCTACATACTTCATTTACACATAGTCTTCTATATCAGGTATGTCTCTGCCCTCTGCATCATTTGCATCTGGACCGAACTCAAACTTGATGTTCTTGAATAAGTCATCACCATCAGCTCCAGTCATCTCTGTTCTGGCTAACTTAGGTAAGATGTACTCTGATAATCTAATCATAATATCCATAGCCTTTGCAGGGTCTTCTGACGCTACTTGACTAATCCATATTGACATACTATCTAGATTATCTTCTGTAAGCTTTTGGTATGCTTCTCTAATATGTTGTGTAGTTTTATTTTTACTACCTTTTGGGCGCCCGGCTCTGTTAATGTTCTCGTCGCCACCTCTAAATCCACTACTCATGGTCTTTTAGTGCTTTGTTTAGGTTTTTAATAGTTTGTTTAGCTATCTCGAAAGACTTGGCTTTCATGGTAGCTACGAGCTTGTCTGACTCTTTTAGAGTGTACTTACCCGTTTTTGTTTCGTAAATTTTGTATGATTTCATATTCTACTTTTAGTCTTTGTTTAACATTATACACACATCGGCCACAACTGGTCATAGGCTTGTTCTCACCCGTAACTCTGTTATAGATGTCAAACATCTGCTGTGCCTGAATCGTAGTCATTCTAACATTGCCTAACAACTTGTAGTTGTCCTTTAACCATTTGTAATCTTCTGTGTTCATAATAGTATTTTTAAATAAAGTTCTGAGATAATTGATGCTAGTGCAGCATAAAAAACACCAACCCCTCCACTTAGAAATATAAAAGGTAGGACACTTAACCAAAAGGTCATACACATATTACATTTACAGGGCTTGTCTGGTAGCCTGTCAAATTGTGATAAGAAGTCTGCAGCCATGTGGCCCAGACCTGCTGCTCCTAGTATACTAAGTATTATTTCCATTTTCTATTCTCTTTTTTATGTATTCTGTACATTCATTAACAGCTTGACTGATTGTAGTACGTGGTATGTGTGTAATTCTACTGAGCTCACTGTAGTTAGGCTCATCTAACCACATCTTAAACAGTTTAACTCTAAACCACTGTTCTACTGTATCTGACTCCATATCTTCCATGATACCTTTGACTGCTTCTAAGTTTGCACTCCACGTAATTACATTAGTAAAGTCTTCAGGTAACGTACCGTCGATTGCATGTTCTAGCTGTGCTTCATATTCTTCAAAGTCTCGTTTAGCATTAGAAAATGCATTGTAGTGGTGTTCCTTACCATCTACCCATAAGTTACTAATATCTTCATAAGGTACAAGGTCGCCACCTGAACCACCTTGAACATATCCTTGATCTACTTTAAGTGCTACTTTTTTGCCATAACCAGTCTCTTGCTTACACCATGGACTGTTCTTCGAGTAGAAGTTTCTATGCATAATACCACTAAAGAATAACTTGGCCTGCTTCTTTTCTATCAGCTCTTCTGCTCTTGGATGTTTAACAAAAGCTTCTATAGCAAAGTGTGCTAACTCTTGGTAAACATTCTTATCAGATGTTTTAGTTATTCTTCTGGCAATATGTACAATTTCTTTGTAGTTCTCGTCAAAGAATTTATCTAGGGTCGTATTCAAAGTGTTCAAATATATCTTTTATGATAGCGCATTCTTCGTATGCTTCTTCTGCATGTGCCATATCATATCTAAATGCCATTAGGGCCAGAGCCTCTTCTAGGTCATCACCTGCCTCATCTAGATACTTCTGTAACATGATGTCACGGAATTCTCTTTTTACTTTATCATCATCGGTAAAATAAAGTCCTATTATCTTCCATTCCTTTTTCATCTATTATAGTGTCTGCTACTAAACTCGAACATCTCTCTGTCGAATCTATACATGGGGGTATAAGCTGGTCTTTCAAAGATACTATTACTATCTTCTAATAAGTTCCAGTTGGAGCAACCTGCAAGATAAGCCCAGACAACATGACTTCTCGTTTCCTTTAATGTCACTACTTTGTAGCCTTTCACAGGCTCTTTCATGAAAAATACAAAGTGTTCACGGCTCAGCTTAGCTATCTGACAATAGTCTGTATCAATATAGTTTTGTAACATAAGGTGCAGATCATTCTCTTCTCTGTCCATTATACGTCTCATGTCATAACCATACATATCTAGCGGTGTGCCCTCAATACAATATTGTACATGTAGTTTACGTAAGAAGGCAAATAACATGCATATACCTTCATCGTCAGTCTTTACCCATTTAGGTACTTTTATTTTTATCTCCATACAGTATTTATCTACATTACGTTTTGTATCATCTCTCTAGCTTTTTCTGGGCCTTCACGCTCAATGGCAGCTAGGTACATTTTTTCATATTGGGGATTGGATTTCAAAAAGGAATCCAATTCCCCTTTAATATTATTTATATTATTTACCTTGTCCACCTGGGATACAGGTCTGTGTCCATTTGGATACAGCTTATTAGCTATTTGTACACAGGCTGTGTCCATGGTGTATACAGCTCCTGTTTGTGTCTTACGACAATAAGGTACTAATTGTTTAATCATTTTATTTTTTAGCAAGTGTTGTACTGCTTCTCTAACATGTTGCTGTCCATAGCCCATATCTTTAGCCCACTGTCTTTGATAAAATGTACATGATTTAGATTTTGTGTGATGACTAATATGCATTATCATACACCATACTTGCCAGGTAATTCTCTTCTTGTTACCTTTTAACTCCTTAATTATTTCGTGGTCCAATAAGGAGTGATGGACCGAATAATTGATATTCATAATTTAAAATATTTTTGTTACTATACTTCATTTTTATTTTATTATTACTTTATTATTATACTTGGCTGTGTACATTTGTTTCAGATCTTTTTCTACGACCTGTCCAGACGATACCTTCTGCTCTTAGACGAGCATGCATACGTCTCTGGTTCTCTGACTTAGTAACCCATTCTAAGTTATTGATTTGATTGTTGTGTTTATTACCGTCAATGTGGTCCACATCAGTTTTCTTCTCAGGGTCATCATTAGGTATGAATGCCTTGGCCATAATCCTGTGTAGATACTTCTC